ATAGTCTGGAGGTCAATAACGAAGAACCGATTCAGGGCAACGTCACACCCCCAACTGCTAACGAATTACGAATGTTGTTAATGGGTACACAGGCTGCACAAAACCGCGCCGTAACAGCAGAGGACTACAAGACACTTATTTTAACAATGCCAGAAAAATTCGGTGGAGTTCATCGATGCAGTGTTGTGCAGGATGTTGATTCAAATTTAAGAAATGTTAATGTATATGTTATAAATCAGGGTCTGGATAGAACATTAGAGCCAACCAATTCTATATTAAAAGAAAATATTAAAACTTGGATTAACACAAAGCGTATGATAAATGATTCTGTAGATATTTTGGATGCCAAAGTGGTTAATCTGGGTATTAAATTTTCTGCAATTATAGAGCTTGGTGTAAATAAAACAGTGGTAATAAATCGTATTTTAGAACGAATGAGGAACTATTTTTTCTCAAATCTTGACATTGGGGAATCATTTAGCATAACAGACATGTATTCACTAATCAACAATACAGCAGGAGTGATAGATGCCACATTTGTAGACGTATATCAAAAAACAGGAACAGGATATTCGTCAACAGTGTTTAATGTTAAAAACTATACCACATCAGATGGTAGATTTGTTAAGGCTCCAAAGAATGTTATTTTTGAAATAAAATATTTAGACACTGACATTGAAGGAACAGTTAAATAATGGCTATAAAAAGATATACAGCAAATCAAGATGGCACAATTACAAATGCATATAAGCCTAATTTAACTACGCGAGCAACAGGCTCCAATATGGGTTTGGCAGATTCGGTCGAAGTGTTTCGTATTTTTGGGCAAGAATCATCTGGCTCCTCCGAATTATCTCGTGTTCTTGTACAATTTCCAGTCAGTAGCATTAGTACTGATAGAACTGCCGGAACCATCCCCGCTAGCGGCAATGTAAGTTTTTATCTTCGCATGTTTAATGCCAGACACCCTTTTACACTTCCTCGAAATTATGATATGATTGTGGCACCAGTATCGCGCTCTTGGGATGAGGGTACCGGAATGGACATGGACGAATATTCCGACAGTGGAAGTTGTAATTGGACTACCGCAACACCTACTGTAAATTGGACTACGGCTGGCGGAGACTATCACGCAGAACCCAGGTTTACGGCTTCTTTTGAGGATGGAACTGAGGATATTGAGCTTGATGTTAGTGATATAGTGGAACAATGGATCGGTGGCTCAAAAGAAAACTATGGACTTGGAATATTCATGAAAAATGAAACTGCCGCTTCCTCCTCTTATACAAAGAAGTTTTTTGCAAGAGGTTCTGAATTTTTCTTTAAAAGACCTGTAATTGAAGCAAGATGGAATTCTGCTACTCAAGATGATAGAGGAAATTTCTTCTATAGTAGCTCTTTAGCTACGGCAGAGGATAATTTAAATACCCTATATCTATATAATTACGTTCGAGGGCGTCTCAGGGATATACCGAGCATTGGAACAGGTAGAATTTATGTTAGTCTGTATTCTGGCTCTGCCGACAATTCGGAACCTAGTGGAAGCCGACTTGTTTTAGTGAAAGATGGAGCACACGTTTCATTATTAAATGAATATGTCGTGACTGGTGGGTACGTTAGCACGGGAATATATACGGCATCAGTTGCTATTACAGCCGCGGCTACGCCATTGACAAAGGTGTATGATGTGTGGCATAGTGGCACATTTCAATACGCTACAGCCTCATTCAACCCTACCAAAATTGAAGCCAACTCTTACAATCCTTATTCAAATTATGTTTTAAATGTTACAAATTTGAGAGATGTATATTATCGTAATGAGACTGCTCAATTTAGATTATATAGTCGTAATAAGAATTGGCAACCAACTATTTATGTAAAAGCAAATTCAGTGCCCGAAAATGTAATTATTGAAAGCGGATCTTTTAAGATTGTCAGACTTGTTGATAATTTTGATGCTGTTCCATTCGGAACGGGAAGTGATAGATACACTGAATTGTCTTATGATAAAGACGGTAGTTATTTTGATTTAGATATGGATATTTTACAAGCCGGATATGCATATGGAATTAAATTTGCTTTCTACGATGATGTGGCAGCTAGCTGGAATGAATATCCCGATATTTTTAAGTTTAGAGTAGAGGATTAGTATGGCAATCAAGGATTTTTTTAATAGAAGTTCGCAAGTTGTAGTATCCTCCAGTCTTAAAAAACTATCGGAAGATGCTGAATCCCCTGGATATATCAACGAGTATATTGAAAAGCAAAACAGAGTAGAGCCTCATGTTGATTTTAGTAAGCCAGAAAACTTTGCTAAGTATGGGTCGGCATTAGAGTATTATGAAAAATCGTTAGAATATATTTATGGCGAATATCCATATGATGGATCATTAAAAGAAAAAATTGAGTGGAGAAATAATGCATCTCTTTTAGATCTCTATTTGTATGATAACAGGTACCCCAAAACTACTGGTTATGCGATAATATCCAGTGATGGATGGGGAACTCCAGCGGGCAGTCGTGTGTCTGGATACGGAGCGCCCGCATCTACAAATTATGAATATATTAATATCAAAGGTGGACCAAACTCTGTATATGGCTCTGCCCTTGGAACCTCTTCGCTTTCCGAGGTTTTTGATTCAAAATCTAATATTTTTGATCAATCAGTCACAGGAACCATTGGACCAGTATCTGCAACCCGCGAAAGTAATTTACAAGCCGATTTAGCTCAGGGCGTAACTGTAGAACTTTGGTTAAAAACTGGATCATTAAACGAAACATTAACCGAAAAACAAGTTGTTTTTGATCTTTGGAATGGCGAAGCATCATCAAGTGCTGGATATGGTCGTTTACGTATTGAATTAACTGGATCTGGAAACCCATTCCTTGTTACCGTGATGTCGGGAACAACCGGCTACTTCCAACAGTCTATCGGAAGTGGTTTAGACCAAGCAACATTATCTGATTGGGGACATTTTGCGTTTTCATTTGCCAACAGTGGAAGCACCATTGAAACAAGGTTATACAAAAATGGAGATCTTAATGATACATTAACCACCCCCGGAGATATTGGTGAGTTACGAGGAGGCATTGAGGCAAACATTGGAGCACTTACAGCCGCTCCTTCAGGTAATGTTTATGCATCTGTTGGCGAGGGTTGGGGTAAATTATCGGGATCTATTGATGAATTTCGTTTTTGGAAAACACGCCGTACAGAAAAAGAAATTAGTAGAAATTATTTTACAAGTGATTTAGGTGGTGGTACAAATACCGATACTGCCAATCTTGATTTGGGCGTTTATTATAAATTTAATGAAGGAATTGTTGGAGTATCATCTATAGACAGCGTTGTGCTTGATTATTCTGGTCGTATTTCTAATGGAACGTGGCAGGGATATCCAAGCTCTAACGCTCGAAATACAGGATCGGCTATCACGTCTGCTTCAGTGGGCACCGAGGAATTGGACCCGGTTATGCGCTCAACCCACCCAACGATTAGTGCGTTGCAAAACGAGCTTAACGGCTCAGGCTCACTGTGGGATTACGAAAATAATTCATCATTGTATTATACAATGCCCACATGGATTATCGAGGAAGATGAGGGCAACGGCACAACGGGCGATTTAAAAAAGCTAACTCAAATAATGGCAAGTTATTTGGATAATTTGGATATTTTAATTGGTGAATTACCAAAATTTAATATTGCCAGTTATCCAAGTAGCAGTATGGATAGTGACGGAAAGCCGAGCAAACTTTTTAAACCTTATCCCTATGTTCAAACTGCTGTTCGTTCGTTTGGTATGGACGCACCAGAACTATTCTCCAATAGCACTATTTTAGAGTATTATAGAAACCGAGACGAAACAAAAGAATACGAAGAAGACTTGAATACAGTTAAGGGAATAATATACAATAATATTTATAATAATCTAATTGATATTTACAAAGCCAAGGGCACAGAAAAATCGTTTAGAAATCTTATAAGATGCTTTGGACTTGGGGATGATGTAATTCGCATCAATGCATATGCAGACAATGATACATACAAGTTTGAAACAAAACGAAGATCCGACAATGTTACTACGAAAGCGATAAATTTAAATCATATTGATAGGTTTGCCGGAACAGTTTATCAATTTGCAGATTCAACAAATCCTGATAGCGTTTCTTATATTTCTGGTTCTTCTACTGCTGGTTTAACTTTAGAGGATAGCTTTCCAATTACGCTTGAAGCAGAAGTTATTTTTCCCAAAAAAGTTCCATCATCGCACGAAAATGCATCATCACAAGAATATAGCAATTTAAGCTCTTCTCTTTTTGGTATGCACACTGCAAGAGCCACAAGCCCAACTGAAACTGATTTAACGTGGGCTACCACAGATAGTGCAAATTTTCAGGTCTATGCAGTCAGAGATCAAAAATTATCCAAAGATGTAAAGTTTGTTCTCACGTCTTTAGATCCTTCACCAATTCCTGAGCTTACAAGTTCATTTTTTCAAAACACATATGATAATGAAAAATGGAATTTTGCCGTAAGACTTAAGCCCGCCGGGTATCCCCAATCTTTTACAAGTGGAAGTAGTACAAATGATTATGTCGTAGAATTTTATGGCGTAAGTTATATTGCAGACAGAATGGTCCACCAATTTATGGTCACTGGATCGGTGCAGAAACAAGCAGCAGAGAATTTGCTTATTAATCCTAAGAGGATTTACGTTGGTTCGCACAAAACAAATTTCACTGGCTCAACCTTACATTATTCGGATGTCAAAATATCCTCGTGTCGTTATTGGTTTGACTATATTGATAATAAGACCATCAACGACCATGCCATAGATCCAGATAACTTTGGGCACACTAGACCTGCTCGCGACTCTTATCTTCTTGAATCGGACTTGCCAAATGCCGATATTCCTGAAATTGAATCTCTTGCTCTGTATTGGGATTTCCAAACTGTTACAGGGTCTGATAATGGTAGCGGAGTCGCAACTACCTTTGATGGAAAATTTACAGTTCAAGATGTAACTTCTGGCTCATTAGCAGACTCACTGAGATATGGCTGGGTTGGAAAAATTCTTCGACTGCAACATACAGGTCGTGGAGATAGTTTCCCTATCAACTCAACAGGCTCCGTAGAAAATTTATATTTGTATTCTGGAAAACAACAACTTCCAGAAACTGTATTTGGAGATGATAATGTTCGCGTATTGTCTCAAGAAGAAACTGAAGTCTTTACTAAGGAAACTCGCCCAACTAAAACATACTATGCTTTTGAGAAAAGTATGTATCAAGTTATCTCTGATGAAATTATCAACTATTTTGGATCAATCGCAGAATTCAATAATCTTATTGGCGAGCCGGTAAATAGATATCGACATGAATATAAGAATTTAGAATATCTTAGACAGTTTTTCTTTGAAAGAGTGGCAAACGAGCCTGATCTCGATAAGTTTGTCGAATATTATAAATGGGTTGACGCAACTTTAGAAACCATGCTAATGCAACTTGTGCCCGCTTCGGCACAAGTTAGCGATGGTATCGACAATATTGTTGAAAGTCATGTACTGGAGAGGAACAAATACCGCTCTCAGTTTCCAACACTAGAATTTAACACGCCAGATATTGAAGGGTGTGCGATCACGGTTAACAAACATCTATACAATTGGAAATTTGGACATCGCCCACTTTCTAATTTGGAATACGATAACTGCTATTATTGGAAAGAAAGAGCAGAGCGAAATGTCCCACCAATTGATAGTGGTGATGCGAATGTAGACTCTGATAGAAACATGATTCTTTCAGCGTCTGTACAAACTTTAGAGCGATTGTGGTGTACGCCTCATCATTTTGCTGTTGAGAAGAAAAAAGTTATTCATGGTGGAATTAATTATTCTGAGAACAAGAAAGTTAATTTTTATCGTGGGATTAACTTTCCCCATGGACCAGTGGGTCGCCTTGGTAATCCACTAAATACACTGGATGCATGGAATGTAGACGTTATAGGTTTAGAAGATTGTAACGACGATCTGAAGCCCGAGGTGTTGCAAAAAAGAAAATATTCCTATGGAACTAGAAATGGGCGCACGTTTGATTCTGGAACGCTTGATGGAGTTAAGGGTGAAATTGCAATGCCATTTAACCTCTTATCCGCATCTCAAGGCATTGGGGGATATAATAATAATGTACAAAATAAATTTCTTACCGGCTCTCAATTGGTTAACTTACATAGTGATGCATATGGAGTTAACAATGAGATACCAATGCAAGGACCGTTTACTGAAAAATATGTTGGAGGACACCAATATAGACATGTAAGATTAAATCATTTTGACGACTCGCGCCGTCCCGGCTTGGCTACCCCCAATAGTATTGATGGACAATATGTCAGAGGCGAAGGGTGGAGAATTCTCATGGGTGGTGGACCTGCCAACTCAGGCGCATTAGGAATAACTGGTCCTGATTACGGTGGACCTTATCCAGATCCACAACGTCCAAGAGCATGGTGGTTTAGAGAAGAGACAGCTAAACGTCCTGTTAATATTCGTAACATTTTACAAACTACTTCATCTGCGGATACTGTGTTGTCTGGTGTTTTACAGCACGGACCAATTGGTAATTATGAAAAAACTTATCAAATTGTGCAAACATCCGGTCGTAGTACAAACAATTTCTGGTTCAATGAAAATAGTGATACCGTCTTACTTCCTGAAAGATATGCTACTAATAACCCAACAACTACAAATGTTCACACCTTGGTTGCTGTGCGACCTACAACTGGTGCCCGAGCCCGAGGTAATACGTTTATACCGATGGCGGGTGCAGGAGTCGGCACACCGGCTGTTGTAGCGGCACGCAAACTAAGCAATCGTTATGATCCATATCAAAATAACACCCCTGCTGATAGAACGGTATTCCAAGTCCCTAACAGAACAAAACAAGATGCTGTAATTGTTGAAAGATTTTCTGCACCAGGCGGTCCTGAAATAAACTCTCTTGGATTTCTTGATATCATGGCAGCGGAAAAATCGGTCTACAATGCTCTTCCTTATCGAAACCTTTCAGTTAGGGGATCGGGTTCTGGAGAAGATGTTAAATTTCCTGCCGCTAGCGAGCCAATCAGCGTCAGCGATCATCTGGACAAAAGACGAGGCTTGCGCTCCCTGGCAAATCTGCACACAGGGCGTTTTGGCTCTGATGCTACATATGGCTCAATCACGGAAGCTAATTATGTAACATCTCCATCTTTTTATAAAGTTAATCGCAATGCACTGAGACGAATTGAAGGCGAAGAGGGATCCTACTACACAGGTTCTCTTTATGATACTTGGCACATTCAACATCCAATACCACAAAACGATTTTCAATACGCTTGGATTAGCGCATCAATACTGCAAGGCACAACTGCTTTCGGTCACGCCCCAAGATCAGGAAAAACCATTTCTCCAAATGATCCGGCTCCAATAACTTTCTTATCTTCATCGCTACCTGACTATACATATACTCAAGTCCACACAATCGGCTTTCCTCACCCCAACGCGGAAATTGATCTTGGTCCTGTAGACTTTGCCGGAGTGAACACTATTATATATGATCAGACTGGCTCTGCTTTTAATATTCTTTCATCATCTGCCGCCACTCGTAGTCCATATTCAGAACCATATTGGTACAGAAATATGAAATACAGACTTATGCGTGTTCCTGGCAAGGCCATTAATGCTGTTACACCTGAACTTGAAACCGCATTCAATTCTCTCATGCTTCATCGAACTGGTCCTTATGGATTTTGCTCTTGGAAACAAATAGATGGTCGCAACCACTCCCTTGTGCGTCAAATGCGTGCGAACAATACAGTATCAATTATTGACCCTGACACACTTCCAGAAATGACAAGAAACAAGGGTTACAAAGGTTACGAGTGGGGTCCATCTGGGATGAAGACCAATTATACAATTTTTGGCACCCACCACATTGTAACAATTAATAAGGATCGCTCTGTTTTAAAGTATCGTGATCCAGCACTTCTGCAAAAGTTTAAAACTATGGATTTTATATTCTCATTGCCCATAGGTGGCGGAGTAATGAAAACCAAAGCAACATATGCGAATCAAAAGAAATTTTATGTTGATTCAAAATTGAATACATATCTAAAAATAGATGAATATCGTGATAGTTCTGCCGATCTTATTATGGATTCAATTCCAAAATATGCTCTCACGCCTCTTGTAAATGCTACATATACTGAGTCTGTATATCCTGCATCGACCAATGTATATCTTGGACACATTAGACAAAGAACTTCATTTGGAAATAGCTTTTGGAAAGACAAGCGAACAGATCGCAATATTGTTGCATCGCCCTTTCCCCCCACTACAACAGGCGAATATCCCGGCGCCCAGACAAATTCGCAAGGTGCCATAATTTCTTCTGCAAGTATTTGGCCTTTGGATGGTCGCTTAGTCTTCACTACCGATCCCGATGATGTTGTTATAGCGACGGCAATTGACACGAAGCTTGGTCTTGGTTACGCCGGCGCAGAGGGAGAGTTACAAAATTCTTATAACACAGTAGCCGGTCCTAGGAACTGTTCTGGCAGTAGTAGGCAGTTGGCGCTTGGCGAAGGTACGTCTAAACACCAAGTTATCACAGGTTCTGCCACCTATAACAGAAGAC